AGCGTACCCAGCATTGCTAGTTGTATGCTGAGCGTCCTGAATCAAGTTCTGCTCACCTATTGAAGCGTAGACAGTATTGTCTTTAGATTCAAAAAATAGCTGCTCGCCGTAGAAAATAGCGATGTTTTCGTGCCTTAAACTCAAGCGGTTATAGCCGGCACTGAGGTCCTTAGTGAAAGTTCGAGGTGACACAATTAACTGGTTTTGGTCGATGTTCCCGATAGCAAACTTATATGTTCCTGCATCCTTAACATAGACATCCACGGTGTCGATAAACCCTTTTGTTTTAGGCCATGTATCGACAGGCGACATATAAGCTAGGTTGTTGACCGTGGTTTTTTGTGTTGAGTCGATACCGTCAATCTTTTGACCAAATCGAGTGCCGTTGTTGTCGCTGCTTAAGAAATTGACACTAGATTCTAGGGCAGAAGCTCCATAATCTAGATTCTTCAACAATGCAGCTTTAGCAAGCCCGCCTTGAATGAGCTTAGACGGTTGATCTACTAGTTGTCTAGTTATGAGCAAAAAACCATTCTCGGATGGCGTGAAGTCCTCGCTGACAACTCTGTCATTGGTTGAGAATTGTTTCAATTTGCGATTATCTACGCTAATAAAATAAGTGAACACCCCTCTGACATCTTTCAATCCGTAGGTAACGCCTTTTTTCAACGTAATTGGTGGATAAACACCCCAAGTGGCAACATCGGCAGTGCTTTGACCGCTACCAGTGTAATACTTGCCGCGGACGAAAGCATTTTCATCGATAAGCTGCTTGATTTCTGTGACAAAATCAAGGTCAGTGGCTTTGACGTCAACCGACAATTTCGGGATTTTGAGCGAGATATAGCCGTCTGGTAGATTGTTCATATCAACGTTAGCAGCGGCTAACTCTGCAACTGATGCGTTGAAAACTTTAGGCTTAGCATCGCTATTTTGAGTAGATACATAAAGAAGGGAATCCTCTGTCGGTGTGTATTCTGTGCTAATCACTGTGTCGTTGTTAGCTAAATTCTTGATTACACGGCTTCCGTCCGCTGATGTCACATAAGTAAGGAATCCTCGGACACCGACGATGTAATAGGTTTTCCCCTTGTATAGATTAACTGGCAAGTAGCGACTCCATCCGCCGGCAACGTCGTTGATAATCTTACCGTTGTTTTCTACCCAGAAAGTACCGGTAATGCGGTCAGTAAGCATTTGCTTAATACCTTGGGCGAAGTCAATGTTATCAGCGGTTACTTCGTTACCACCAAGGCCACGGGATTGATAGACGCCCCCCTCTTTCCACGAGCGAGCTCCTTCGTCGTAGTAATACCATTTTCCCGTGTCTTTCGCTACAACGATACCATTTGCACCGTTGGGATATGTGCTACTGATTTCTGATAGTGAGCTGAGAACGGCTTTTGGTGCGTTGGATTCAATCTTGTTGAATTTCTTCTCAACGAAATCAGCACTCGCTTTTCCGTTCAAGGTGTTCTCGATGGTGCTGAGGCGGTCATCAAGGTTGCCTGCAAGCCCACGGGCTTTGATAACTTCCATGTTTGCATTGCCGTTAGTGGCACCGTCAGCATAGGTCGTTTCAATAGCCTTGGCAATAGCTTCACGGACATCCGCCCCTCTTGTCTTCTTGCGGATAGCCTTGGTTAAAACACTGATGTTCTTAGTATTTTCCAAAGGTGTCACATCATCGTAGAGGTTCAAACGTCCCTCTGCTTCAGTTTGTGGCATGTTTAATTACCTCCATTTAATTCTTTTTGAAGTCTAGCGATTTCAGCTTCTACGTCCTTAATCGTTCTAGCACGCTCCTGCTCGTCCATGTTGAATGATGCAAGCTGATTGTCATAGTAAACCTTAGCTGCCAGATAATCAGCGTATTGCTTATCGTAAGCGGCAATCTCGTCCGCTGATGCGTTTGGACCAGGCGGTGTTGGTGCGGTTGGGGCTGTAGGTGCTTGGCTAGGTTTATTTTTAAGTGCTGCGAGTTGGTCTTTAAGAGCTTTCAAGCGTTTCTCTTTATTCGCTGTCGAAGTGTTCTGTTTCAAGCGTTCGATAGAGTTTTCAGCTTCTTGAAGCTGTAGCTGGTACGCTGAAAGTGATTGAGATTGTGAACCGATAGTCAAATCAACACTCTGTGGGTTTAGAATATCAATTTTTTTCTCCAAGATTTGCAAAGTTTCAATTCCAGAAAGTGGTGCATTGATAATCGGGTGTTTATTCCCAATTTCAAACTTGTCATATCGGTTATCAATTAAGTAACGCTCTACCGCTGAGATTGTCCATTTGGCGAGTGCGATTTTCTGATTTCTCAAATACTGCTTGCCACGGGCTAAAAGTACGCTAGGGTTATCGATTTCAGTCCAGATAACAGCCTTACGAATAATACCAAACTCTTTCATCAGCTCTTTATCTTCTAAGTAAGCTCGATTGTTATTGACGTGCCAAATAGTCAATTGCTCCCTGGTAACATCGGGGCTCTGGTCCTCGTCTGGATGTTCCTTCTGAATATCAGCACCAATCGGCATGATTTGAGTAGCTAGACCGTCAAAATCAAGCTCACGGCTTGCTGATTTGATATTCTTACCAATTTGAAGCGGTGATTTTTTGGTTTCTCCAATCTGAGCGGTCCAATCCACATATAAGCGAGTATTTCGCTCATAGATGGTCAAATAACCCCCGATGTTGTTGATAATTCGTTCTCGGACACAATCCCAAGTGCTTTCATAGCCCATATAACGCCAAGGCTTATCCGTCCTACTGTTAACCGTGCAAGTGCCAAGATTAATGCGTTTGTAGTCCTCAACCTCACCATTCGCAACCCTTAGAATTTCAGTTAAGTAAGGGGCTGCTCCTTGGTTCGGTAATTTCTGGAACCATTGAGCAGAATCATGAAGAAATGAAAGGAAGTCCTCACAGGTCACTTTCTGAGCGAATCCGTTCATTGTCATTTCATTTGTTGATGTCAAAACCCTGCCCACAAATTCAACCTTGCCATCATAGAGGTTAACCACTTCGACAATCGACTTAAACGGCACCATTTTGTTATACAAGGGATGCGTAAAAGGAACAGCGAAAGAGAACTCATGAATAGTGTTTAAAGCTTGGTTGATTTCACCAGTGATGACAGTACCCCCTCTTGGGCTGTACGGGTCATGAATAGTCTTGCGTGCCGTAGTAGTTCGATTGAGCTTATCCCAACGCCGTGAGTTGAAATCACTCCACCAATACACCGCATAGCCGCCTTTGTGTTTGGTTTCGGGTGGTTCTGGAACGACGATTTTTTCACCGCCAACTCCGACAAGTTGCCCGTTATTATCCGACACATAGACATGCGTCAAAAACTCCCCATGCTCGTTGTTGTGGTCGGACACGTTAATAGTACAGTACCAGTTACCGCCCCATTCTACGCCGTCATACCAGATAATATCGTCTTGATCTATCTCCTTACCGGCACTAGGTGAGTAGTTTGTTTTCCTGCTCCATGTCGGGAACAATACCCCTTTGACGCCAGTGTCATTACTGAGGTTTGAAACCTTGACGGCGTAGCCCGTGTGACTAATGTTAAATACTTCGATTTTACCGCTTGCACTCATGCCATCACCTCGTTATTAAAGTGCATGGCAATTGTGCCATTGCCTTTGGCTTTAAAATAGTTAATTCCTTGATAAAGTGTCAATGCAAACTCCCTATTTTCACCTCTCTTGAGGTTGTAAATCACGCCCTCTGAATCCGTCAAAGTGATGTCTTCATCACAATAAATAACTGGACTGATAGATGTATCGCCAGAATTTACGAAATAGATTGTCTTTTCTGATTTCGTATATCCTAACTGCCATTTAGTCCATGTTGAGTCATCACTTTCAAAGTTAAAAGTGTCCCAGACATCATCGAAATAGTCGTTTTCGTGGAACGCAAACGGATAGCATTTAAAAGTGATAGTAGCGACCAGATTCTTCTTAATCGGATCATCAGCCACTTTGATATGCTTAATCTTGCCCATCCAGTAATATCGACAGTCATGCGTATCAAACAGTTTTCGTTCTGTTTTAGTGACCATTTGAGACTTAATCATACGCTCTGCGGTTTTGCGGTCTTCGTATTCCGTAAACGGCAATTTAAACTCGTATGTAATTTCTCTAGGCTCAAAAACACGCTCACCCAGCACACTAGAGAAATCAAGCACACCTTGCATAAAGGGGATAGATTCAACGATTTCCTTCTCGTCCGGTGTGGGTGCTTCACGTTTCTGTAGGTACCACCCAGCGTCACGACTATTAAAATCGCCAAACGCTATATATTCTTTGATTTTAGTAATCATAATCTGTGTCGTCCTTTCAGTGTTTTAATCATATCGATGGCACTGTTGAAGTTATTAACCGTACCACCGACCAAGGCACCAGTATCAAGCACCATATTTTGACCTTGTGCGATTTGTTCCTTAACGTCTACAAGAGCGTCAATTACATCATTAAGCAAGCCAGCTGAGTGAGCAGCATAGGCTTCTTGACGTGCCGAAATCGTAGCGTCTGGCGTTTTATCACGCAAGACTTCCATCTTAAGCTGACTAGCCATGTTTGAAGTAGCACCGGTTAACATTGCATTAGCTCGAACATTGAAGCCGTTGACTTGGTCACGAATGTAGTCAAGGCTATTAGCAACCTCTGGGGCTGATTCGTCGATTCCTCGAGCAATACCAAGACCAATATACCAACCAACTTGGTCACGGAAGAGGTGTGATGGTGAGTGAATTTTGGCTTTAGCTTGTGCAGCCCTTTCCGCTTGTGCCACAAGGGCGTTAGCTGCTGCTGTAACTGCTCCTAATGCAGAATTAAGACCAGCGGCAAGACCTTGACCCATGTAAGCACCGGCTGAGAAGAAAGCTCCGTAACCAGCTCTTGCGGCGGCTGCTGCTTGGTTAACTGCTGCTTGTGTAACAGCAACCAATTGCTGACCGCTTGCTTGCATAGCTGATACCATTTGAGCACCACCGGCACGAATGGCAGCAACGACTTGGTTCATGCCATTTCGGACCGCTGAGACAATCTGATTCATGAAGGCTTGTGTGCTAGCAACCATTTGCGTACCGCTAGAACGTAGCGCCGCAGTCATTTGCATTGCTCCAGACGTTACCGCTTGGACCGCTGACATCATGCCAGAGCTTACCGCCATACCAAGAGACATCATGGTAGCTGATAGCGTCATGGCCGCCGATCCAACTGCTGCGAATACGGTTGCTAACATCATAATTTGACCGCTAACGACTGCAAGCCCAGCCCCGGCCATTTGCGCTGCCGTTGTGATCATAGTGAGTTGAGTGCTTACCATAGTCGCCATCATCGCAAACATGCTGAAACCAGTCTGAGCCGTCATGAGTTGAGCGCTAAACATAGTTACTGATGAACCCGCCATCATAAGCTGGCTTGTCATTTGCATAAGACTAGTAGCGAACATCACAAACTGAGTGTTTAGCATGGTCAATGAAGTACCAATCATCATGAATTGAGTACCTACAAGCGTTAAGCTAGTGCCTAGCATAGTTGAGCTAGTAGCCATCATTGTCATGCTCGTAGTGATCATAGTCAACTGAGTAGCTAGCATAGTTAAGCTAGTAGTTAGCATAGTCATGCTTGAGCTGATAGAAGTCATGCTAGCAGTCAATGTCATTGAAACTGTGCTGAACTGAGTTAAACCAGTCGCAGCAACCATCAAGGCCGGTGCTAGTGTCATGATTTGTGTTCTAAACGCTGTGATAGGGGCTACAATAGCAGTTAAACCAGCAAGTGATTGACTAGCTTGATTTGAGAACGTACTGAATGCAGTTCCGGCAGTAGTTAGCAACGTTTGTAAATTGGTGAATGATGATTGAATACTTGTAATCGTACTTGAGAATGATGTCAATCCAGATACAGCACTAGATGCCGAACTAGACACCTTACTCATACCATCTCCGAGCTTAGTCATACCAGTCCCAGCTTGAGCAAGTCCTGCTGAATTGTTACCAATCGACCCGACGCCTTTAGCGACTGCCGCAAGAGATGCAGCCATGTCAGCAAGGTTAGTGTTTGTGATTTTAACAACACCATTGGCCAATTGATTGAAACCGGACCCGGCTTTTTGAGCAGCGGTACCGATAGAATTGAATACATTAGCCAATCCATCTAGGACTGATTTAATGGCGCTACCAGCGGAACTAATAACGCTTGAAATGCCTTCAAACGCTGACTTGATACCGTTTCCGATACCTTGAGCCGATGTGCTGATTGATGTACCGACTGACTGCACTACACTAGCAATGCCTTGCAAGGCTGCTCCGATAGCTGAACCAGTAGCACTAATAATGCTTGCCACACCACTAAGAGCCGTACTGATAGCCGTACCGATACCCATTGCAGCGGTAGCGATTGCCATTCCTGCCGCTGAGACAACTGACGCAATACCACTGAATGCAGCACTAATCACACCGCCTATTGCCGTGATGATAGGCACAATTTGAGTGATAGCTGTCACAATAGCTGAAATGATTTGGCTAATGATCGGTGCAAGAGTTTGAACGACTGTAACGATTGCAGAAATCACTTGACTAATAACTGGTGCAAGTGTTTGAACCACTGTCACAATCCCTTGAATCAAGGTCATAATGACTGGTGCCGTTGCTTGAATAGCTTGTACAATTACTTGTAGAACCATTGCAATCTGTGGGCCAAATTGTCCGATTACTTGAGCAACTTGGACAATGCAATTCGAGATCACTGGTGCGATTGCCACGATAGCGTTAGCAATAATCTGAGTTACTGCTGTAATAGTATTTCCGATAATTTGAACAATCGGAGTGATTGCTGTAGCTACTGCACTGATTGCAGAACCTAGAGCGGTTGCTAATCCACTAAAAGCATCAATGATAGCCGGCAATGTTCCTAAAACGGATGTCCAAGCGTTACCGAATGCTGTAATAAATGGTGCTGCATTGCCTAGAGCTGTTCCTACTGCTTCAACCAATGGTGAAAGTTTAGCTAATCCCGGTGCAGCTTCACCGACTGCCGTAACGACAGTAGCAAAGGCAGTTCCGAACGCTTCAACGATAGTTCCTGCTGCCTTACCAATAGATTCAACAACAGTTCCGAACGCTGAGCCAATAGAGCCGATAATTTGAGAAACACCACTGGCATGACTTGCTAATAGCGAGAATGAAGCTACAATCAATGCAATCGCTGCACCGATTCCGACTGCCGCAATAGCAATACCTGTAGCAAACGAGAGGATTTGAGCTGAACTCAACCCCTTAAGCCCTTGTAAAGCGAATTTAAGCCCTTGTCCAAAGCCTTTGTAAGTTTCAGCAATGCCTTTGAATAAGGCTGTCAGAACTCCTTTTATCGCATTACCAGACGATTTAATGACGTTTGACATCCCGCTGAATAGCTGAGTAATCGTTGATTTAGAACGTCTAGTGCTATTAGCCGCTTCTGCTGCCCCTGCCGC